TAACAGAATCAGATTCTTGTTGGAATAAGTTTTTTATACTCATAAGTTTCATCAAGGAGCCTAGTCAGTTGTACTTCCTGACAATATATCCAGTTATTCGCGACTAACCTTTAATACTTTCGGCTCCATCCTTCAAATAGTTTGTTCCTGTGAGTGGATTCGAACCACCGGTCTCTACTAATGTAGTGCTTTAACCAACTAAGCTACACAGGAAACCATTTTTACTCTACTACTTCTTCGCCTTCGGGATTTGCTGGATTTGCCGGGGCTTCTCCGCTTTCAGACACGCTTATAACTTCACGCATAAAAGCAGCCTTTTTTTCTCCGGAAGCTGTAATAGCTGCCTGCATATATACACGTACAAGTAACAACTCCGCTTGCTCGGAACCGGGAGCTTGTGAGATCTTAGAAGTAATCTTACCATTAACAACGGTATAAACTACCTTTTTACCGTTTTTGGGTAATGTTTCGCACTGGAATGTCTTTGAGATAGAAGGAACGTTGATTGGTTTCTTCCAGATGTTTTTTCCGTCAGCTGTATCAATCTCACCACCTGCCAACTCTTTAAGTACTTCGTTAGAAGGAGTAGGAATAGAGAGTTCGATGTAATCTGTTGTATCTTTTACAAATTCAACATACAAAGGTTCATCGCTTCCTTCCGTCTCGACTTTTACTTCTTTAGGATCCGCAAAGTTGAATACTACACTTCCTTTTGTCGGAAGAGGAAATTCTTTGAGGTCCGTTCCCGGAACACCGTCTCCGACTGCTCCAAATTTAATTTTACCTACGCCCATAGCGATAGGTCTTACTTCTCCTGCCATAATTATTGATCTATTAAAATTTCTAATCTAATATTTGTACAAGCGAATTTCTCTTTCAAGTCCGGCATTGGAACACTCCAGAGAACTGTCACTTCTTTACATACACCGTCATTACTATTGATTGAATCAAGCGATTTCCTTACCTTACGCTTTAATTCTTTCATTCGTTGACGTTTTAACATACCATTTTCATCACTCCAAGGAACAAAGATGTTGATATTAACAGGCACTTTATTGATGAAGTCGAGCTCATTCAATTGCAGATGATTGATAACGATGTGTTCATTAGTAAAGCCGGCTTCCGACTTATCCTTGTAAATCATAATATCGATGTCCGCAGCGGAAACAGCATCGTAAACTATATCAACAGCATCAAACTCGTCCATAATTAAATCTTGTTAAAAATTGACTTCAATGTATCTCTCAGGTATTTCTCACATTGCGTATTAGCTCCTGAAACGACTTCATATCCTTTAGCTTCCACGGCTGCCGCATATTCCATTCCCGCAACACCGACCAATACATAACCGCCGGTATACGATAGTGAGACTTCTTCTGCAAGCCTACGACCTTTGTACTTACCGGTTGTCTTATCAGTCCCTTTGTCACCCTCCTTAAAGTTTTCTGTAACCACTTCGCCGTCTTTGGCTATTATATATCCAATAGAGCTTCGAAGATTGCCAGTTTGGTCTTTATATGAACCGCTCCGGCGGGCTACTTCGATAAACTTTTCACCTCCTGCCTGCAGGAATACAAGCATCTTATCTTCTGCTTTACTTTGAAAGCGATCAAACCATTTTTCCAATTCATCATAAGTGAATAGGGGAGTCATACCGTTTCTCATACGTTGATAATTGAATGTGATTGATAAGGTTCCCAACAGATCACTGGTACATCAATACCCTTTGATTCGACTTTCAAACGCAAAAACTTACTACCGGTCGGTGGCTGCATTTTGGTATAGAAATAGCCATGTATTTGCGCTTCATCACCAGCAGAATTACGTTTATAGACAACAGTACCATCACTTACAGGATCATAACGTCCGGGAACGGATATTTCAATCGGTTTCCCCGGAACCCATTCACCGTTTACTGTCTTTCCGTTAACGTCGATAGTGACTATCGCTGTATGTGGATATCGTTTTACCATCTGTTACCAGCCTTTCCTTTGATAATTATTCGTTTCCCGAGTTTACCGGCTTTCTCCGGCTCCCCGTTTTCTATATACAGTTGTTTTGCAGTCTGGATATAGAAAGAACGGGGATGAGTGATAGAAAGCTTATTCTCACTGAAATCCTGTGAGTTTACTAACATGGCGTACGTATCAGCGACACAAAGACCAACTTGCTTCATGTTTTCAGTAGTACATTCCGCTTCGGGGTTGATGCCCCGCTTAACGAAGACTACCTTATCTAAGAAGCTTTCCATATCCTCAATAGAAGGATATTCCAGTATTGTTTCTCTGATTGTTGCCATATAGTTTACTCTTCATCTGTTTTTTCAGTATCTTCACCTTCTTCCCATGCTTGGCCATCAGTTTTCATGATGTACATTGCATCAGGATCATTAATTACAGGAATTGCGTTGGCTTCCGCTTTAGTCCACTCCTTGAACGGTTCCAGTTCAGACCACTTGCTGATGAAAACAAAGTCTTTTTTCAGCGTTGTAGCTTTCTTCTTGTATTCAACAGAATGTTCCGCTGCGATAGGACCATGCTGAATGTCGCCACACTGTAAATCTTCCAGGAAACAAATATTAGCGGATTCCCATGGATTTACAGTAGTACGTTTATGAGAAGCATCCTCAATACGAACAGACGGACTTACAAGAACAATCTGGACACCTTCCGTATTCTCTTGGGCAGCAAGGTATTCATTGATAACCTTTTTGGAGATAGTCAGTTTTTCTTTCTGATTGATCCAGCCTTTTACCTTTTCAATAACAGCCTTTTGCTTCTTCAATAGAGCAAATCTGTCTTTGCGCATTACTACGTATTTGATAGTAACACCTTCGGCAGAAGCGGCAACCACAGTGTCCTCAATATCCTGCAAGCCGTCGGCCGTTGTAGACTTAGACCAATCCACAGCAGCAACTTTCTTGTTTTCATTAGGCATACCACAGCCTACAAATTCTTCGGTAACAATGCCATTGTTATTGCTTGAATTGAGAATGAAGCCACCTTTAGACATCAATTGCATACACCACCATTCGAAACGGCCACGAACAGCGTTATATACGAAGTCTTGATCTTTAAAAGCAAGGTCCAGAATTGATTTCAAGTCTGCATCACCTTCACAATCCCGGCTAAGTTGCTGGTATTCGTTCCAGTCGCTTTCGTTCATACCGCGTTTTACTGCAGTCTTAGGGATATCACCTGACATCTTGCCGATAACTTCACGTTTCTTTTGCGGTGCGGAAGAATCGAATGAAATAACATCAGCGATAACCGGTGCACCTTTTTCGCCAGTAAGAGTTTCCCATTTCAGAGAGTTCTTCTGTTTTACACCAAAGAAATTAGGGAAGAATACCGGCTTAACTTTACGCGAGTTAAGACGGGCACCCATATTCTTACGGTTCACTTGTTTAATTAAACTTCTTTCCATACATAATTATGAATTAATGGATTACACAAAACGGATAAAATGAAGCAATGCCTTCATTGCTTCGTCAATAGGGTAGGGCATTACTGCCTCATTTACAGTACCACGTACCAGAAGTCCTGATTGCTGGTTAGCAACCGTTACATCAACCTTGTTCATTGTAATAACTTCTGGTACATATTTGAACTTGGCGGCTTTGGCATCAGCTTTGGCAGTAACAAGAACTAATACATTACCTATCTCTGCAGCTCCAATTGGTCCAGCAAGGGTTATCGTATCGTAGCCTGGGTTGGTCTTGTCGATTGCAGAGATTACATCAGCAGCTCCAGTTAAGGCACCACCAACAGTAACAGCCTCTCCAACTTTAAACACATGATTCTTTGCTATCTGAATAGTTACTGCATCAGCATCCGCAACAGCCGTAATTCTTCCGGTCTTAACAGTATGATAAAGACCGTTAGCATCCTTACCTACCATAACAAGCGGAGGAAGTTCATCAATGATTCCCTTCAGTTCCGCACGGGCAATAGTACCACCGCCCTGAATGTCCTCAATAATCTTTTCGATTCCGGGAGCATACTGAAATTCTTTTTGTTTTTTTCTGAACATAGCTTTTAATTATTAGTTATTATTCATCGAGGCCAAGACTGGCAGTTCCATTATTTGAGTTTTCTTCGTCTTCCATAAGTTCTAGCCATTCTTTTTCAGAACGTTCTTTGGGCTTGTAGGAATTAGGCTTGTAACCGCCACCGGCGACCTCGTCATCTATTACCGACTGTCTGATTTCAGCGTATTCTTCTTGCAACTCTTTAATCTGATCTTCAACAGAAGTTTCAGAATTGACATCAATACGGTTAAACCACTTTTCAGGGAGTTTTGCATCTGCAAATAGTGTTCTGGCTGATGCCTGTTTCGTGGAAGTTGTGACTGTTGATACGACAGAAGATACCGATGCGGTCAACTCGGAGATTTGCTTCTGTTGGGCTTTCAATAGCTTAACTACAGATGCGGGCAAATCTTCGAAGTCTTCATCATCGTCTTCTTCATCATCGTCTTCGGATTTTACTGTTTTCTTAGTCTTTTTAGCCGATTTGATAGGTTTACCATCCTTTAAACCATTGTTCTTTTCATACTCGGCAATAGCATCCTTTTTCGCTTTTTCTATTGAGGATGTGTTTTCAAGATCAGGAAGAATATTGTCTTTGAACAAGGCAATATAAGTATCAATATCCTCCTCCTTTTCGATTTTGAAGAGTTTCTGAACCTTTACAGCGTATTTTTCGTTTACACCTGCGGCTTTCAAGCCCTTTTTAATAGCATCAATGATTGTCATAACGATTTTCTATTAAAATATAAGGGGAGTAAATTTTTCCTGCTTATATATTTTATTCCGGAATCAATGACTATATTTGCAACATGGATAATAAGAAGAAAGAATATAGAAAGAAAGCTAAAGAACTCGCTCTTCAAAATGGATTCGATCAAGTTTCCTATTATGGAGAATGGAACGGCTATTTAGCATATACAGTATCCCGGAAAGAAGATGCAGGATGTTGTATTGGTTATCCTCGCTTTATCCTTGTTAAAGATAGTGTTGCTACGTTAGCACCATATACTCAATCAGAAGATATAATGGGAATGACTTCCATGTCTAAAGACCATGTAGATACATTACTATAATTTTTTCACTATTCCGTCAATAATATCAGTATTTACCAACAAATTGTCTACACGTAATACACTAACTCCATATCTCAAACTTATTTCCTTTGATAGTTCTTTCCAATTTTTCATCTTTCCAGTTTGTGGGTCATATATTATTATTTTTCCATTATGTAATTTTTCCAGAGTAATAATATGCCCAGAATTCTTGCCTTTCCAAGCAAAATCAATATGATATCTTCCCGGTTCTTTTACTAGTTCAACTAATTCTTTGGTTAACTCTTTTATACTTTTGCTTTTTAAAGCTCCCGATCTTGTTATATCATATATGCCTCCTGCAGTCTGTTTTTTAGGCATAACCATAGTCTTGGGGTCGATCCATGCCCAATTGGTCCGCATTGATAACTCATATGGAATGTTCCCTGTCTTTTGAAGATTTGGTAGAGCTGTAACATTATATCCACGTCTCCTCAATTCATTAGCAACTACGCAAGACTGGCAATTTACACTATATTCGCTTGCTTTTCCATAATTAATGTTTCCCCGTAACTCATTAGCTTCTTCGAAGGTCATTTCTTTGCCTTTTTTTACACCAATCTTCTGTTCTATTTTGGCTTGGTTGAAGTTTCTTACAAATCGGTCTTCCCATCTTTTTTGAATATCATTTTTCTCTGCATCAGTCTTGATACGTTTAGGTTTAGAAACCTTTATAACTTCATTCGTAATAGGTTGGGAAACTATTTCTCTTTGTAGTCCTCCATCATTGGTAAAGTTATCCTTGTACCAGAAAGCAGATTGTAATCCATCTTTATTTTCGCTGACGAAATCCTTTGCCGCCTGGGGAATATCCGTAATAGTTTGGCCTTGCGGAACTGTGTCATTCAGCAAGAAATCAGCAAAGTCTTCCGGTTCCATGGTGATAGGAGTAGCAAAACAGATACAAAAAGGATGAAAGCCTGTAAACTTGAACGTTTTCGGATATTTACCTACCATTGCATCACATATCTTGCACGGTCCTCGATTATTGGCCGAGCGATGTACCTCAATACCTAATATGAAGTCCTGTTTGCTCCAACGTTCATAGTCCGCACTACGATAAGCAATGTTCGTAGTTGTAGCAGATGTCCGGAGAGCGTTCTTATATGCTGAACGATAAACACCTTGTCCTGGATGATAATTCTTCATTGGTTGTGATAGTACCAATTCACCTTTCTCATTCCGGATCCTGCGAAAGCGTTTTTGGGGATTTTGCAAAATTTGCCGTATATCGCTACTGATTCCGTTTGCATTACGTCCGGCAACTACGCCACTATCAAGATAGAATTCGAGTTGCGATTTCGTTTGTTGCGTAATATTCCAAACTCTATCAGATAACTTGAATCCGTTAGCATCTATATCGTTCTTTAGAGTTTCAAATGCAGATAAACTATGAGCGAACATACCATCTTTTGTTGCACTGGAAATAGACATTCCCTTGATGAACTGGGAAATAAAATCATCATTCTTTCTTTCTGCTCGATCCCAGCCGTCCTTTTGGAATGCAGAGATATTAGCATATAGCATTGATTCAAGATTCAGCAGTTCCCGGTCAACTGCACTCTCTATTCTCTGATTACGTATCCATACGTTATTTTTCCCCGCATCAGACCATTTATGGAGATACGGGGAAACAGAAAGAATAAATTGATTAAAGATATTAGCTATTACGGCCTGCTGTGCAGCAATTTTCTGTATATGTTGTTTATCGTAGAAAGAAAGTCCGGGCATAGATTATAAAGTTGCTCCAATAAATGAATTATTCTGTGCAGTCTCTTTTTCGTCTTGCTTCTTACGATTCAATTCTGTTTCCACATCGTCAGTGTATGGTGAATTCTTTATAATCGTTTCCTTGCTATTGAATTGAGAAGCAGTTTCAAGGTTCTTGAGTTCTTCAGCTAGATCTTGTGGGAGAATGCTACCAAACTCAACCTCAATGTAGTTATCATTTAATTGCGATGCATATTTAGTGTGCGTAATATTAGCCATTCCAGCCTGAACTATTGCCACTGTACGTTGAACTGCCGGGCCGAATATCTCCATTTGTTCAGATGCCTTAATCTCTGCATCAATCAACATAAAACGACGTGAGGTACCACTAAGGTTGCCAAGCCCCATTAGTTTACTCATAGATAAATCAGGACTTGAAGATCCGGAATGTATTGCATCATCTAACTGGTTAAGTTCAAGTGTTACGGATTCACAGGACTGTTGCCATGCTAAGTAATCTGCATCACCATGATATGTATTACCGGTATCCGCATCTACTTCCATAGTAAAGTTTAACTCTTTGCCTACAGTTTCTTTGCTCGGAAGATTAGCCAAACCATAAGTTTTCAGTATCGGTTCGGAAAAGTAGTCATTAGTATCTGATAGGCGGGAAAGTCTCATTTCTTTCTTGTCTATCAAATTAGCGACATCTTCCCAATCCGGACAATCGACTTCGGCATATACTACCGGAATCTTGCCAAAACGATTCTTTATCTTTTTCACTTGCCAAACACCGTCCATAATACCGGAGTAAATAACATCTTTCGTATAGACTTTCACGCATTCGCAAGTACGGCCATTGACTTCTGCATTGTACTTATAGATAAAGCCGTCCATATCGTCGTCTTCATCAAAGTGTGGATAAAATTCACATTCGACATTACTATCCTTGGGAGTAGATAGAATCTTAACCTTCAACTGGCTTTTTCCATCATCTTTAGTGACCGGATAGAATATAATAGCTGCTTTGGTTTCAGATAACACCTTGCGAGCAAACTCTTTCAATACCGATTGCATCTTGAGCTTTCGCTTATAGACCTTCTTAAACTCATCAAATCCGTCATTCGAATCTTCTGCTGTGATAGTCATTTCACCGCCAAACAGAAAAGCAACAGATGTGCGGACGATCTTTTTAGGTAGGTTGGTTACGACCTTAGCTACATCGACAGTCTTGTCTTCTAGTCTCTTTGGCTTTTCGGCTCCTGTTTCGGGGTCAATTTCTACTTCTGTATCTGAATATACAGCAATCTTTTTAGGCTCCCGATACCCAACTGATTCTTTACGACGGGTTCTGTCTCCATTGTATTCCTCCATATATTCACGAGGATTACGATTTTCACGGGTATCAACACATAAATCACCTACTATGCTACCGAAATCTTCATTTTTCAGAATATCCTTAATGTCTGGCATATACTTTTCTCTTAAAATATATGTTCAGAAAAAAATCACCGACCAAGTGCATTGTTTTGTCCTTTTTTGGCGGTAAAAGTGTCGGAAAAGTGCTGAAAAAGATATTGTTTCTACAGCTGATAAATGTTATTTTATTGATAATCATTTAGTTGTGAGGGCGCTTTAATGTTGTCTTTTTAAGTTCACTAAATTTATACGTATTTCGCAGAAGCAGAAGCCAATCATGCTTTTGGGGATAATAGGTCTTTTTCAAACCTTGATACTAACCGAAAGCTATTCTTCAAAAATAAATAATAATGAAGGTATTTAAAAGAGTGGCTTATGCTATCAAATGGTTCTTATATCAAGAACAAAGTAGAGACAACCAAATTCTTTGGTTCATTTGGGATGTGATTACAACATTCTTTATGTAGTTATAGGAATGGATACTATCCACGGCCCACCTTACGGGTTTGCTTTTTGAGGTTTAGACCGATTGCTTCAGCAAATTCGGCAAGGATTGTCATGCCATCCGGAGCATCGTCATGAGCGTTATCACCCTCGCGCTTGTAACTGGTAAACGCTTTCATGAAACGACCGTAGTCTGATCCTTTAGAATATTCTGTTTCATCAAGAAAAGCACAATGCTTCTTTATCCAGCCAGCTTTCATGATGATACGTGTTTCCTTGTGCTGTGTTGTTGCCCGGGCTTGAATCATACACGATTTCTTTTTAGCTGTAACAAGTTTGCGTACATTGATAGCAAATATACGCCCGCCATTGTTTGATTCAATACGTAGTTGATCGCACTCTGTATCAATAACCATTTGCGCCAGGCGCGGTTCTGTGACTTCGACAGGATCTTTAGTGAAAAGAATATCGGTAATGAAGTATTTTGGACCAAACACCTTTGCGAATGGTGCGCAGAAATCATCATCTCCTTTATCAGCAGTATCACAGGCTCCGAGTGTTCCATCAGGTTTTTTCCCTGCAATATCGGCAAGTTTGAAGCGCATGAGAGACGATTTGGGGAATAGTAACCCTTTGGCCTCGAACGGTTCCTGCATATACTCGGCCATCCAAATACTTTCGTCTGTTTCAGAACGTAATTCCTTGTAATATTCTGTAGTATGAACATCGGCGCAGAAAGTTTCATCATTCTCATCCAGCGCAGCAATACGAATGATTTCATTGTACTTGCCGGCTTCTTCCATGCGTCCAAGGACATCATTAGAGGACCAGCGAGTACCAATATCAATCATACAGCAGCTTCCTTCAATACGGGAGTCATGCGTACCCTGCTTCCAAGACCATACCTTTTCATTGTTATTATCCGATAATGCATCTTCCAGACTCTTGTACAAGTCATCCGTCATGGCGAGCATTGACGCACCAAATCCAATAACGGTACCACCAACACCACCACCGAAGTAGGATACTTGTCGTGCGCCTTCCACACTCCAGCTCTTGACATTCTGCTTATCACCCTTTAAATGGATATCGGGAAATATTTCTTTAAAACGCCTAGATTTCACAACATCTCGAGTATCGTATGATAGTTTATTATAGAGAGTATCCGAACAACAGTTACGCATAACTGACTCTTGCGGAAAGTGTCCGTACATCCAGGCAATGAATAGAGAAGATATATAAGACTTTCCGGCACGTGGCGGCATACTGACAGCAAGACGGTAGATTATACTGGCAGAATATGATTCATACACACGCATGAACGCTTCTGCGACCTTTTTTAGGAACAGACGTTTAGAGAAAAACTTCGGATCATAGTACAAACAAAACGCCCAAAAGTCTTTCTTTGCTATTCGTTTGCGGAGTATGGTAGCAGCCTTTGCTTTACGAATCAATATTTGTCTTTTACTCTTCTTCTTTACCATCAATTATAGCCTGTAGTTGTTCGTCACTCAATCCTTCCAATTCATCACCAAGGTTCACATTTGCATCAACTTCTTTTTTGTCTCTCCATTTCTCCGGCTGCCGGTTCTTCAGCCAGAATATAGCGGCTGTCGTATCAGGTGGGTAATGCTCAATATATTCTTTTGAGTCTGTTATTCTTCCTTCGGATGTTGCAAATTTTGTTGCCTTACAGGAATAACCGATAGCACGATTATATAACCGAGATGCAACGTTCGCATCCGCAATATTCTTTCCTTTTTTTAGGGACTCAAGAAATTCGGGATAGTCTTTTTTCCATTTATTTAAGGTTTGCTCTGAAACAGAGAAGAATTCGGCGAGCTCTTTATCTGTTGCACCCAACAAACAAAGCTTTAGAGCTTGATCGGCATACTCTATTCTGTATTCTGATTTACGCCCTCTTTTTTTCTTCTCGGCCGGATTCTTCTTCTCTGTCATAAACTAACCAAAACTAGCAAATTGTGATAATTCAGCCCTCAATTCAGGCAACCTTCCATTATCAAAATAGAAAGAAGAACGCATTTTTCCCTGTTTTTTTACTCCACGCATGGTTTTACACAAGTGTTCTCCTTCCATAATAATACCAACTGCTAACGGTGGGTGTTCTTTTCCGAGTGCATCCACTATCATCGTAACGACATCTTGAGCTAGTCTCTCCTGTACCTGTAAGCGGGCTGCACAATAATCGATAACGCGGCCAATCTTTGAGATGCCTAATATGCTTCCTTCCGAATTAGGAATATAGGCAAACCAATACTTTCCGAAGAAAGGCATCATGTGGTGCTCGCACATTGAGTAGTAGTTACCAGAGTCTGCAACTATGCTATTAAAGGATAATCCATCTTTACCATTGGGGAAAGTTGTTATTTTCGGTGCCTGTTCAGGATCATACCCGCGAAATAGTTCTTTCCACATTCTGACAATGCGTTCCGGTGTTCCTTTTAATCCTTCGCGTTCTGGATTGTCACCAATATACGATAAGATTGTCCTTACTGCACATTCAATATCTTTTGTGTCTGTAGACTTAGTTTCCATTTTGGGTGTTCTTTTACGTAGTTAATAACTTCTTCTGTGTTTTGACAGGAACATGGTTGCAGATAATATACTGCAGCTGTCATGGCTTCATAGGTTGACAGATCTTGCCCTGTATAGACGACTTTTATTTCGTGAGGATTGACAACAAAAACTTTGCTTCCTTCTTTCGGCGAGCAAGTAATCCAATCAATGCCGATAGGAAGGGGAACTGTCCCGTTTGTTTCTATCTGAACGAACTTCCCTGCCTGATGGAGCTTATTGATAAACTCTTGATCTACCTGCAATCCCGGCTCGCCACCGGTCAAAACAACGAAGCGGGTAGGGTAGAAGCAAACCTCTTTGATAATTTCCTCATCCGACATTTCTCTTCCGGAAGAATGTTGTGTATCACAGAAGGGACATTTCAAATTGCATCCAGAGAAACGAACGAAAACAGCAGGAGTACCAGTACGATAACCTTCTCCCTGTATACTGTAAAAAATCTCATTAATCTTTTTCATACCACGCAATATTATTTTCAGATTCTTGTACCATTACTTTAAAACATCCCGGGATCTGATCACAAATCCATTTTGCCATATTCTCCGCAGTTGTATTGAAGGGAAGTATCTCATTCAGATTCTTGTGATCTAGTTTGTCCTGGATCTTCTGTTTGATATGTGTAAAATCGACTACCATACCATCTTGATTTAATGTCTTTGCACGACACCAGACAATAATAATCCAGTTATGTCCGTGCAGGCTCTGGCATTTACTCTCGTAAGATAGCTTCAAACTGTGTGAAGCTGAAATTTCAATACGCTTTTTTACTATGTACATAATTTCATCTTTGGTTACCTAATAAATAATCATATTCATGCAAACATAACTCACCGGCCAAACAAATTTTTGCCAAAGTGGGTTTAGAGCGAGGATTGAATCGATACTTTTTTACTAATTGATCGATACTTTCTGCATAAAATTCTAATAACTTTGATTCATCTAAATTTTTAATGTGTTTTGTTAGTTTCTTCCCATTAATGACAAATGGAAGTTTCGGCCATCTTACAATAGCACTCCAAGTTGTACTATCAGCACTCGTGCAAAAGCTATTCTCTTTCAACATTTTGGATTCGGTGCATCCCAACAGATGTATATCAATTTGAGGCTTTTTCTTCTTGATATATCTAGTCAGATAGGCAACATCTGTTTTGTAGGTTCGATTCTTATGTATTCTCAACTCTGGAACACTTATTGCAATATAATCCGAGAAGTCTATCAAGCGATCAAGTCCCTTCTTTCCGTCTTCTAGATGAAAAACGTTGATTATCCTGTTATCAGGAAGAAGACGTTTCATCTCTTTTCTGAATTTCCAGGCAATTTCTGGGGAAAGAATTTTTTGGCAATCAACTTCAACACATGTTCCAGTGAATCCTGTTTCTTTCACAAATTCGACTAACTTCAACATCCAAGTGTATAAGAATTCTTCATCATGTTTTCCTTTGTTTGCTCCAAACATTAAAGTAAACAGTCCGGAATCCATTATTGCATGCTCACCAAGAGAAGATACTAATGAAGGAATGATATTATTTCTATTTTTATTTGAAAGCTTGCCATTAATCATTTGTTTGACGAATGGATAGCATGTAAAAAGGAAATACTTTACTCCTACAGTATGAAGTGCCGTTAGTTTATCCAGATTTTCGCATCCTGCAAAATGAACTTTAAGATTATCTTTGAATAGCGGCTCCACCGAAATCATCCTCCAATACTTCAACTTCATTCATACTAGAAAAACGATTTAGAAGCCATTGCGCAATATCTTCACATGAATATGAACCAAATTCACATGGTGATCCAAATTCATTCTGCAAAGTGCTTTCTAGCTTTTTCTGCATCGTATAAATTTCAATTTCTCTGTTATTGTGTGAAACCTCGAACTTGCATCGTATTACAAATACGTGCCGATGCCGTGCTGATAAATAAATGCATGAAGGAGGTGCATCCGGATAGGAATGAAAACCAATTACTTGATTATAGGTAATAACTCGTTTATTCATCGTCATCCTCCTTTTCATATACATTTCTTCCACAGAAAGGGCAGATCAACACTTTTTCTTTTTTTGAAGCTGGTTGAGTACTCCCACTAAAGAAATCGTCCAATTTATCTTCATCAATGTTGAAGTTAGGAATATTCAAATTCCATTCACCTAACATATCAAGATTAAAATCATCAACGATAGCAGAGAAGTTAAAACGAGAAGTATCGGAAGTATGATTATCTGCCAAGGCTAGCAGTTTTCTCTTTTCATCTTCCGTAGATAAATCTTTGCGTTTAATAACAATGAGCTCCGTTCCGTCAGACTCTACAATACGCACTTTGAGACCTAACTTTTGAGCTTCCTCATACACGCCGTTTCCAGCGATTAACACATTGTCACGGTCGGCCAATACGGACCGACCGGCTCCACATTCAACGAGGCTTTTATGAATAAGCCGCTTGTTTTCGTCCCCATGGATACGATAGTTCCGGGGATCAATCTTAATTTCTACTTTTTCTTCCATGACCAAGGAATTTTCACTAAAATATAGTTTCCCCGGCTATTTTCTTTCTAATAAGTTCCTGCACTCCGTTATAAATCTCATATAGTTGTTTCAATGTTTCCGGACCTTCCCAGTCGGAAAAATTACCGTCCTGGAAGAAATGAAACTCAAAAACACGAGCTGCTACCGGACCTAAATCAAGGCTTTCAAACGTATCTCTTACTAAATGCAGTTTATTTAGTATTTCAGTATTTCTATCTTCTGATTCATCCGGGATATCTTCAATATCCAGCCTTGAATAATCTACATTATCGTCCACAGGCAGGGGCTTGTATCTACTCCTATACTGTGAAGTAGGAGAGGATGCGTTTAGCTTTATCATCTTCAAAACAAAGAAATCAAGCTCTGTATAGCCATTTTTTTTTGTTTCAAGTAGTTTGTCCAGCAACCTGTTTTTCTTTTGAAGGAGCGAACAAATAACCTCATTCAAGACATCTGTCGCTTCATCAGGAATGCCGGCAAGCCCACAATGATACAAAGAGTAATCAAGCCAGCGTTCGTAACGTTTTGTTATGTAATTATTTACTGCTTTACTTGCCATAAGCACAAAGATTTTATATATTTGCTGTTCCTAATAGCTATAAGCTTTGTGCTTATGAGAGTGGTTGGCGAAATTACGCCAGCCGCTTTTATTTTTGCAGTTCTTCGTACACCAAAAGCACACGTTTACATCTATGTGCCTCTTTTAATTCCTTTCGATATACTTCGATATCATCCGTTAAATCTTGTACTCTGTTAACTACGGACTTGTTTAAAATGCTATCTATTAACTCAACTCTTGTAACTTTGTATTTCATATTGTTTCCTCCCAGTCATAGTTCCATAATCCTAATTTCCCTCTTACATTTTCAATTGGCTTTTCAAAGAGAACGGGATTAGTGAGTACCCAGTGAGAAACACCTTTATCCGCCCATATTGAGGGATGATTTTGCACACAGTCTACAATCTCTACACTACCGATGATGGAGCCAAAAGGAAGATCGTTGAAACCTATACGGCTCATAGGTGTATTGAGCACCTTTAATCTTTGGCTTGGCTGTAAGCAACCAAACTTAGCAATATCTCCCTTTGCACTTGAATGTATAAGTACACGTCCACGAAAATTTGTTTGCCAACTCCGGTTCTCAATATCTTTGATACCGTGAACGATCAATGAGGCCCACGGCTGTTTTACTGTCAATACTTTAACTCTCATTTTCTTTAGTTTTAGCAATGTTATAATTACACAAATACATCCCGATATCCATTTCGGCTACATCTGGAGGAGGAATACTTTCACCGTAAATCTTACGTAGAGCCTTTTTATTGCCTCCCCATGCTTTCCAAAGTACCATGGGCTCATACTTATCAGGCAGATATGGAAATAGCTCACAGAAGGTTTTGAAGTCCTGTTTTGCTTTTTCACGTTCTCTTCTGGTATTTTGAACTCCCGTTACGATATCTTTAATCAAGTTCTCATTACGGGCATAGCCAGTTTCAGCCTTTTTTCGTACAAGTTCATTTTCTCTATGCTCAATTTCGCGTCGCCTGTCTTTGCAAAATTCGACAAGTGCTACCATAATCGCTTGATTATTGATCTTCGATCCCCAGACGAATTGTCCGCGGCTGCCGTTCTTTAGCTGGGAGAAGAAAATACATAACTCGGCTAAATTCAGGTACCAGTAGCTAGATAGTATGGACAGGGCTGTTTCTGCCAGCTGGGCATTAGTCAACTCAACACCGGCATATCTCAGTACAGATTTCAAATGCTCGGTAATGATCTCTACTGATGTTGAGTTGCTAAAGCTCCTGTTTACGTCTGCCAAAGTGGGTATATTCTCTGCATTAGCCACATCTGACAATGAGACATTACAGTTTAGTTGTGCGATTGTACCGCTCCATTCAGCGACCAATTGAGAGGCTGTTGATCCAGCTTGTAAGGCCTGCTGTATCGGTGTTAATTCCTTTCTGATTGCTGTCTTCTGGACAATCTGTGACGGACTTAGCACTACCTGCAGTTCTGTTTTTATTAGTTCTCCGTTCATCTTTCTTGTTTTTAAGCTCAATTTTCAACCAACTAGCAAAATGGGACATAGCATCTTTGGGAGACTTCGCTGTTTCGCCTTTATTCTGTTGCTCCATGAAAAACTGCTTCAAATACTCGTAAAAAGCTTCTAGTGTAAAGTCATTGTAGCCGGAAGAACGAGTATTCATCGTTACTGTTTCCGCCCATGATTGATTTGATTTAAGTTCAGCATAGCAATCATCTAAGGACTTATCGAAGAAGCTATCCGCCGGAAAAAGTTCTCCCACGCGTATATGTGGGGGAGAAGATTTTCTTTTATTTACTTTACTTTGTTCATTATCACCTACATTTATTGAGTTATTGACGTCATTAATCGAGTTATTGGCGTCATTAATCCAAAAATCAGGGATAATTTCAACATCTTTCCTTTTTGAAGTGCAGCTTTTAAATCTATTTTGAATACCACGGGAAGATAAAATATGGAACTTTCTATACAGGGTGTTATCGAATAATTCCACTTGTAGGGCCTTCTTCACGACTTCACTTACAGCGCCCTCGGATACCCCGACTATATCAGCAATATCAAAAGGCATTTCTTTGTCCCACACGATGTAATACCCTTTATCCTTGTAGATATTACATAGCAGGCAAATTAGTATAGTGACGGAATTTGGGCCACAAGCATTTATTATCTTGCGTACTTTCCTATCAGATAAGAAATCTGTATCTAAAGGAAAATAATCCAGTCCCTGTTTTAATGGTCTTGCCATATTTAGATCTTTTTTATGCCGTCAGCTTTTGACGTATTAAGTTCATATTCTTTGTTACGAGCCCAATAATACGGTCATGATATTTGGTATCATGATTAAGGACGCCTTGAGATTGAACGACACGTAATGTTTTTAGATTGACTTCAACCGTTTCAATGCGTTTATCTTCAATACGAGCTGACAAAATCAGGCTGTTCTCACGTTTCCAGTATTCATTAGTAAATACACAATGATGCATTTTATCTCCCTCTTCCTTAAAATCTTCGATAGATTTTAGAGGTATAATAGTCAATTGATTATCAGTGATAACCAAATCTTGAAACTTACTTATTCGCTCGAGGAATTTATTAATAGCTTCTTTTTGCTTTAGCATCTCTTGTTCCCGTCGTTCTTTTTCAGCTTTTTCCTGTTCTTTCTTACGCTTGGCTACATAGTAGTCGTGAGCTTTACGCAAGTTCTTAGGGCAAACATAAAAAGCATTATGAAGATCCTTGTGATAGCGATCTAGTAGTTCCAAATAATCAAACCACATTGGAGCATCTTTAATCTGATATTTATTACGAAGACAAATTTTTATAGATGGCCAATACTTATCAATTTTATAGCGGTGTCCCTCGAAATAATCTATTAATTCATAACGTCTTGCCTTTAGAAGTGTTTCAGCCTTGGGAGAATGGGGAATTGTATTGGCGGCAGTAAGAAATGACATACCGCGTAATTTACAATCTATACCCATTTGAATATATTTAGGTCTAAAGACGGAGGCCGGATGATAGCGTTCGCAGTAAATATCATTGTTATGATTGTAATAATACGATCCAACAACTTTATTCCGTATCTCCAGTTCTCCGCACCAGCCATTGAAGCCCATATTATTGGCTCGAGCTACTACTTCCCGGTTACCGTCGTCTTTTATCCAATGTTGTAGTATCTCACGAATATAATAACGAGGCTTTGTTTCTGCCCGGTAATAAGCAATCAATTCAAAACTTCGGATAACTTGGAATTCCTCACAAATTTCTGCCTTGCCAATAAACATTGTCTGTTTATTGATACGCTTCCTCGACTGTTCTATTTTCAAAGACGTATCACAATGAGGACAAACAGCACGTTTACGTTTTACAAGTTCCGGAGCGAAGCGTTGGCCGCACTCCATACAGATAATACGTGACTTGGTTGCATATCCTATATGTTTCAAACACTCATTCTTAGCCCAGTCAATCATCAAACTCTCAATATTAGGCAGCTGGCTACTTAAACCTGCTACTCTAAGCTGTAATTTCGTTCTTGGCTTCATAAGTCTTCAAATAATAAAAATTGTCCGGAAGGTATTTGCTTTTTCATCCCTTTACGCTTATTAGGGGCAGAAGCAGACTTTTTAATTTCTGGTTGTTCTGTAGATGCTTCTTTTTTCACATTTCCAGCTGATACCTTATAATTGTTTTGCTTACTAACTTTGATATCATCTTCATCGTAGTAATGAACTGCTAATCCGAATACTTCATCATCAGACATACATACAACGCTACCACCGCGTTTTTTTGCCTGACTTATGATATAGTCGTAGCATTCATCTATTTTCTTATTTGGCTTTGCATAGGAGGTAGCAAAGAGAGGGTCACGCTTTGCTCGCTCTTCTAAATATGATTGAATAACCTGTTTAGGTGATTGATATTCTTTTCCCATAGCATTAATAATTAATTGATAAAGGCATTAATAGATAAGTCAAGCTACGAACTTCTTCATCGCAGCGAGTAAGAATTGAGGCTTTCGACGGGTCACTCATAGTAATAGCAATATCCTCGGAGGGAATATTGTTTATCATTTCGATTAAAAAGCTACTCTTAAAGCCAATTTCAATATCACAACCAGTTCGTAGAGCAACAGTTTCTTCAGCTGATTTACAGAAGTCTAAATTATGGGCTGTAATTTTAAGGGAACCAGGACAAAACTTGAGTATCACCAGAGAAGAGTTTTCATCACAGAAAACAGATACGCGTTTTAAGGCTGATACAATATCGGTTCTTTTCAATACTGCACGGTTGGGTTGCTTTTGAGGGATAACAGCACGATAATTAGGGAACCGGCCTTCAATCATGCGGCAGGTTAAACGGTATGAATCAAACTCAAATAAAATATTAGTCTGATTTACTGATATTTCTACTTCCATGCAATCTTCCGGAACAATATTAGAAAGGACTTTGGCAAATTTACTTGGCAGGATGAAGGCTGCCCGTTCCTTGCGCGTATAAGCGGAAGGATTCTCAATCATCGCAAGTCGGGTGCCGTCTGTTGCAACAAATGAGATAGTATCTAAATCTATATCAAAATAGACTCCATTCAGTACCGGACGTAATTCGTCATTGGCACTGCAAAACAATACTTGCCTTATTCCATATAGTAAGTCATTTCCTGATACAAGTAATGGGGTAGCAGTATTATCTGTACTCATTGTCGGGTATTGATCTCCTTTTTCAACAGGTATAGAAAACTTTCCATTAGCATATTTGACTACCAATTCTTTTTCGTAGAGATGAATAGTTAATGGCTGCTCCGGGATTTCTTTTAATCCATCAAGTAATGTTTTGGCATTAGCCATAAAAGAACGATCAGTAAAGTCTGTTTTACCGTCAATATTGGTAGAGATACGCCCGCCTTCTTCTCCTGCTGTAACTAGGATGATACCAAATTCATCGACGACAAACAAAAAGTTGTCATAGGCCGGTATTGAATTTTTGGGCTGTATGATTCGCCCGATTGATTTAAGCTTATCTAATAAAGCTGTTTTTGAAACTGTAATTTCCATGCGTCATTGTTTTGTGGCGCATAGCGTAAAAATGAGATGAGTTTCAGTAATATGAACAATTGAAGCATATATATGCAATAAAAGCCGGATAAAATCATTGTTTTATCCAGCTCAACACCATTTTGGTTGCAAATATATAGAGAGTTTTTGTTTTTGCAAACGTTTCAGGTCTTTTTTTCTTCTTTTTTTTGCAATAAGTCCAAAACAGCACGATTTGCTTTATCACAAATACTATAATCTATATCAATGTAGATATCGGCCATTTTATAATCGTTATTCACATGACCAAGGCAGAAATCAATATCAGCTTTAGGAACTCCAGCCTTGTTGCGTGCCAAGCTGGCCCAGCTGTGACGCGCCCAGTTCGTGGTGATCTTGAAATCGAGTTCTAAGTTCATGCAAATGTCTTTCAGCCCATTATTGACTGCCCGCATAAAATTATTCAAGTTGCAATAGTTGGTATGAAAGTAGGAGAGGAAATAACCCTCTGTGTATTTTTCAAGGAGGATGCGGAGTTCCGGTTCTATTTTTATCGAAAGCGGTATTTGCTCATGATTGTTCCGCGTTTTTGTTTTGGAACGTGTGTATTCCAGCCTTCCACGACGTTCACATGACATGCTATATAAATCATTGATATTGATTCCCATCATATAGAACATCATCATAAAGACATCACGAGCCATATTAGTACATTTCTTATCAGACTGAAAATCTCGGATTTTTAATAAGGTGTTAGTATCTATATTCTTTCGTTTTCTCCGATACTCCGGGATTTCAACTTTCTTGAATGGGTCGCCGGGAATCCTTATAATATCAAAGTCTTCGTTATTATAATAGAGTTTTGCCTTGTTATACAATGCTCTTATTCCCCTAAGATAATGGCTTACCGTGCCTGGTTCTAAAGGTGTGCCGGCAGGTCCGGAGTGATATAAGTCTTTGATCATCTTATTCAGCATGAATGAAGTGATAAGTTTTATATCTATCTTTTTTCTTTTCATGTACCAACATAGGGTATCGATAGAAGATCTGTACCATTCGGCAGTTTTTCTCTTTTCCGTTTGAATTACTATATTTTGGGCGAACTCTACGAAATCTATAAACTCGGCATCAGGAGCTAGGGATTTCTCTATTTCTTCTTTTAAGTCCTTACATGACATAAATTGAGTCCTTTCTTGTCCTAGCTTCAAATACTCTCTCCTGATCTTTTGGATATACGCATTTATTTCGTACTCTATCATTTCACTGTTAGGTACGTTGGGTAGGATCCGGCCGGAGTCGTCCATGTTTTCTGGGCGGATATAGTAGCTGGTTGCTATATACTGGGATTCTCTATTATGATAGATTCTAATTTTTATATTTGATGTTCCATCTTGTTTTATATGTCTTCCTGTTTGGAAAACGATTGCTTTAAATGTTGCCATACTGTTTTAATGTTTTTTAATT